AAAATGAAATCACCAGCAGTAGTAAAAGCAGAAGCAGGCGTTGTAGGCGCTAACGCTCTTTGGGATGGACCATTAAATACAATGGGTTTTCCTATGGGTAAAGGATCTAGTTCAGGGATTACAGGCATGCAACTTAAAAAAGCAAGCTGTGCTTATAAAGCAGGTCCTATAACACAACTTGCCAAAGGTTCTATGTAAAATATGGAGTCTAATGATATTAAGCTTATAGCTCTAAATGGAACTGTAGGCGTTGTAACCATGACAAGCTTAGAAGTTTGGTTAAAAGTAATTTTGTTGATTGTTACAATCGGTTATACACTGAGTAAGTGGATTAAAATAAAAAAGCAATGACATATATACAAAACAATTCGCCTTTTTTAAAAACAGCAGCCTGGACTAGAAAGGAAGGTAAAGATCCTAAAGGGGGATTAAATGAAAAAGGAGTTAAATCTTATAGAAAAGAAAACCCTGGAAGTAATCTTCAAACTGCTGTAACTACGCCTCCTTCTGAATTAAAAAAAGGGAGTAAAGCGGCTAAAAGACGTAAATCGTTTTGTGCAAGAATGGGTGGAGTAAAAGGCCCAATGAAAAAGCCTAATGGTGAACCTACTAGAAAAGCTTTAGCTTTAAAAAAATGGAATTGCTAATAACTAAACAAAAACAATAACAACAACAACAACAAAAACAAAGAAACTATGGGACGCATGAAATCAGACGAACGCTATGATGCCAAAGAAGCATATGATAAAAAATTATCATCTTCGGCTAGAATGCATTATTTAGAAAATGATATAGCAGATAGAAAAGGACATTCAGGAAGTTACAGCGGTAATCACCCAAGATATTCTTCTCCAACATCTATGATGGGGCAAGGTCAAATGGGGCAAGGACCAATGGATCAAGCACAAGCTGATTTAGCTTATAACCCTATAGAAGATATTGCAGGACAAGGTACAGAAGGAATAAACGCCGCTATGATGATGAAAGGTAATTCACCTTTTTTAAAGGTGGGGGATAAAGACAAAAAAAAAAGTTAGACAATTAGTTGCTAAACCTGACAAAAATTAATTATAAATATAACAATAAAATGGCAAAATTTATTTCTATCAAAGTTGTCGGAGGCGCGGATGCTTTCGAAGACGGACAACACTTAATTAACACTAGTTCAGTAATTACAATTATTTCTGGTGATGAAGCTGGAGCTAATGAAGGTACTAAAACTACTATTCACACAAATTCTCCTGTGCTTAATACTATAGTACTAACTCACGGCTCAGAAACAACTCCTGGTGTAAGAGATGCTATTAATGCGGCACTTACAGCTGATCCGGGTGGCGTAAAATCAATAGTTGACTTTACTCAAAAGGGTCTGAATGTAACTGAATTTGCGGTTGTATAATGAGTTATTCTAAAGGGCTTGGTGATACAATTGAAAAAATAACAACTGCAACGGGTATTAAAAGTGTTGTAGGTTCAATTTCTAAAAGTTTAAAAAAACCTTGTGGTTGTAATAAAAGAAAAGAAGCTTTAAATAAAAAATTTCCTTATGGCGTTTAAACTAAATACACCTCCTTATAATTGTGACAATACACCTATATATAGCGTAGATTTAGGAGGTGATATTTTAGGTAAAGCTAATAACAATGGAACTATATTAGTTAATAAAAATCTAGATCCTAAAAAAATTGATAAAGTAGTTGATCATGAAATGATACATATAGATCAATTTAAACGAGGTGATTTAGATTACGACGATACTAATGTTTATTGGAAAGGAAAAAAGTATTCAAGAAATAAAATGCAAGAGGGGGCTAAAAACCTTCCTTGGGAAAAAGAAGCTTATAATAAAGCTTAATTATGTGGAAATTACTATTAGGTTTAATAAAAGGCGGTGACAATAAAAAGTCTGCAGCAGGTAATTTGGCATGGGAAATTCGTGAAGCTATTAAGGGTAAAGAATTAGATCCTAATGAAATCATTGAATTACAAACTAAAATAAATGAAATTGAAGCCGGGCATAGAACATTATTTGTTGCAGGCTGGAGGCCTTTTATAGGTTGGATATGCGGAGTTGCACTAGCTTACAACTTTGTTATAAGAGATTTATTTATTTGGATTACAAAAACAACTGATGCCCCTCCGGCATTACAAATGGAGCATTTAATGACGGTGCTATTGGGTATGTTAGGTCTTGGAGGCTTACGTACTTTTGAAAAAATAAAAGATAAAACAAAATAATTTAAAAAATAAAAAATTAACATTAAGATAAAAATATTTTACAATCAATTAAATTTAATCAAATGAAAAAAGTGAAAACAGAAGTAAAGAAAAACAAAGTAACAGAAGAGCAACTTGCTAAAATTAAAGAGCAGCAAACTTCAATGAATAATCTTTTAAGAGACGTTGGATTTGTTGAAAATCAAAAGCACGTACTGTTACATGAGTATGCTGGCATAAGCCAACAGATGGAAGAATATAAAAAGGAGCTAGAAAAAGAGTACGGTGCTATTAGCATTGATTTGGAAACAGGTGAGTATGCTCAAATTGAAGCTTCCGAAGAAGTAAAAGAATAAAATGTCTAGTATTATAAGAAAGATCAGCATTGGTTCTGATTATAAAAATGATGCCATGCACTACTCTGTTGGGCAAGAAGTCTACGGAGGACATAAAATAGCCTATATCATATTTGAAGATACTGATGGTTCTTATAATATTTTTATTAAAAAAAACAATGAGGTATTGCCATGGAAGAAGTTTAACACTAACATGGCTGTATCCGTTGAATATAATTTAGAATATGAATAGTGTATATGATTTTATTGTTGAACCAATAGGAGAAAGATACAACAACACTTTAAAAGTAAATAATAAAGATTTAATATTAAATTCTAATATAGAATCTTTTAAATTTATAAATAAAAAAGCTAAAGTAATTTCTGTACCATTAGCATATAAAACTTTAATAAAAGTAGGTGATGAAATAATAATACATCACAATATTTTTAGAAGATATTATGATATGAAAGGTAAAGAAAAAAATAGTAGCAAATATTTTAAAGATAATTTGTATTTTTGTCAAATAGATCAAATTTATTTGCATAAAAAAAATAGTAAATGGGGAGCTTTTGGAGACAGATGCTTTGTTAAACCTATTTTAAATAAAGACTATTTAAAGCAAGATAAAGAACAAAGCCTTATTGGTATACTAAAGTATGACAATAGCTCTTTAAATGCGCTTGATATTAGCTCTGGTGACCTGGTAGGGTTTACACCAAATGGTGAGTGGGAGTTTATAATAGATAACGAGCGTTTATACTGTATGAAATCAAATGATATTGTTATTAAATATGAATACAAAGGAAACGAAGTTGAATACAACCCTCCATGGGCAAAATGATGCTTTAGGTATGCATAAGAATACAGTTAAATCTAGATACTTATGAATACAAAAGAAACAAAGCTAGCAATTATAAAGGCTGGGCAGTTAGCAGTTGAGGAATTAATAAAAGTAGCTAAAGAAGCAATTGTAGATTCAGGTGATGATATATCTGCAGACAGGCTTAAAAACGCTGCTGCAACTAAAAAACTAGCGATATTTGATGCATTTGAAATATTAAGTCGAATAGAGCAAGAAGAAAAAATGTTAGAAGATAATACAAAGCAAGCTAATAAGTTTGGCGGCTTTGCTGAAAGCAGATCTAAGTAATGTATCAACAAACACTATATTCAGTTGTAGATGATCACATACGGCCTAATACTTTAAAAAGACTAAACAGATTAAAAAGTTTTAAGTACGGTTATAATAAAGAATATGATTTAGTAGTTATAAGTAAAAATGGCACAGTAGGTGCGATATATGATATACAAGGCTTTAGAGTTGGATTACCAATAATAAACAAAGCTTATAAAAGAAGTAATGTAAAAGCCGAACAATATTGGGAAAAATTTGAATATCCTAAAGCACTTAGTAAAATTAAAAGTGTTTTTGATTGGAATAATTATCCTGATAATTTTAAAGAACAATGGTATAACTATATAGAGAATGAATTTAAAGCTAGAGAAGAAGGGTTTTCGTTCTATAATAATGGTACCCCTACTTACATTACTGGTTCTCACTACATGTACTTGCAGTGGACTAAGATTGATGTTGGGGCCGCAGAGTTCAGGGAATCTAACAGATTATTCTACATATTTTGGGAAGCCTGTAAGGCCGACAGTAGATGTTACGGTATATGCTACCTCAAGAATAGACGGTCTGGGTTTAGCTTCATGGCATCATCAGAGGCTGTTAGCCAGGCAACGATATCAAGCGATGCTAGATTTGGAATTTTATCGAAAACGGGTGCTGATGCAAAAAAAATGTTTACCGACAAGGTCGTACCCATATCCACGAACTATCCGTTCTTCTTCAAACCGGTACAGGACGGGATGGACAGGCCGAAGACAGAGCTTGCGTACAGGGTCCCGGCGTCGAAATTAACTAGACGGAAAATAGAATTAAACGAGCAACTAAAAGATATTGAAGGACTAGATACTACTATTGACTGGAAAAACACTGGAGATAACAGTTATGACGGTGAAAAACTAAAGTTGTTAGTACATGACGAATCTGGTAAATGGGAAAGACCTGATAATATATTAAACAACTGGAGGGTAACTAAAACAACACTACGATTAGGTAGCAGAATAGTTGGTAAATGTATGATGGGATCAACATCAAATGCATTAGACAAAGGAGGAGAAAACTTTAAAAGATTATATGAAAATTCAAACGTTGCTAAAAGAAACCGGAACGGACAGACTAGTTCAGGATTATATTCTTTGTTCATACCTATGGAATGGAATTACGAAGGATTCATTGATAAATATGGAGTACCTATATTCGATACACCGAAAAAACCTGTAGAAAGTATAGATAAAAGTGAAGTAGATATAGGTGTAATTGATTATTGGCAAAACGAAGTTGAAGGTTTAAAAACAGATCAAGACGCTTTAAATGAATATTACAGGCAATTTCCAAGAACTATACAGCATGCTTTTAGAGATGAAACTAAACAATCTTTATTTAATCTAACTAAGATTTACGAACAAATAGATTATAATGAAGAAATTACCCGTTCAAGCTTAATAACTCAAGGTAATTTTCAATGGATGGGTGGAGTACGAGACACTACAGTAATGTTTGTTCCAAACAATAAAGGAAGATTTTTTATTTCCTGGGTGCCTGATAATAAAATGCAGAATAAAATAATTTTAAAAAATGGGGCTAAATATCCAGGCAATGAACATTGTGGAGCATTTGGATGTGATAGTTACGATATATCTGGTACAGTTGATGGTAGAGGATCTAAAGGGTCTTTGCATGGATTAACTAAGTTTTCAATGGAAGACGTACCACCTAATATGTTTTTTTTGGAATATGTTGCAAGACCTGATAATGCAGAAACATTTTTTGAAGATGTATTAATGGCTTTAGTGTTTTACGGAATGCCTATACTTGCAGAAAATAACAAACCAAGATTATTATATTATTTAAAAAGAAGAGGCTATAGAGGTTATTCAATAAACAGACCTGATAAAACCTATAATAAATTATCTATTACTGAAAGAGAGATTGGTGGTGTACCAAATTCAAGTGAAGATATGAAACAAGCACATGCTGCCGCTATCGAAAGTTATATAGATTCATACGTTGGATTTAATAATGATGCTTACGGGGACATGTATTTTATACGAACCCTTAATGATTGGTCAAAGTTTAATTTAAATAATAGAACAAAATATGATGCTTCAATTAGTTCAGGATTAGCAATAATGGCTTGTAATAAAAATAAATATGCTCCTTCAGCTAAAAGAGTTTTTAAACCTATGAGCTTAGGAATAAGAAAATATAACAATGATGGTTCAACATCTAAAATAATTTAAATAAATGGTTTACACAAATTATAACAGTTCATTCCCAGACCAGGTAGTACCTGATTCAGAAAAGAATAGTTATGAGTATGGGTTACAAGTAGCCCAAGCTATAGAGAACGAATGGTTTAGACAAGACATAGGGGGTGATAGATATTTACAAAATTTTCAAAATTATCACAGCCTAAGATTATATGCTAGAGGTGAACAACCTGTTTCAAAATATAAAGATGAATTGTCTATTAATGGTGATTTGTCTTATTTAAATTTAGATTGGAAAATAGTACCCGTTATTCCAAAGTTTGTAGATATTGTAGTAAATGGGATGATTGATAAAGGATATACAATAAAATCTTTTGCAACAGATCCATTTGCTTTAAAAGAAAGAACTGATTACGCTACGGCAATAATGGAAGATATGTATTCACAATCTTTTGTTGAAAAAATTAAACAAAGTACTGGAGCTAATCTTTATAATACTTCTTCCCCAGAAGATCTTCCAAAAAATAAAGAAGAGCTAGATCTTGTGATGCAATTAAATTATAAACAAAGCGTTGAGATTGCAGAAGAAGAACTTATAGAAAATGTTTTTAATGCTAATAAATATAAAGAAGACCAAAAAAGAATAGCTTATGACTTAGCAGTATTAGGTATTGGAGCATCTAAAACAAGCTTTAATTTATCAGAAGGCGTTACGGTCGACTACGTAGATCCTGCAGCAATAGTTTATTCTTATACAGAAGATCCTAACTTTGAAGACATATATTATGTAGGGGAAGTTAAAAATTTAAGTTTAGCAGAAGTTAAAAGACAATTTCCTGCATTAACCAATGGTGAATTAGAAGAGATACAAAAATATAGAGGGCCTTCTCAATATAGTAATTATGTTAGAAATTATGGTGGGCAAGATGATAACAATTTAATTTCTGTATTGTTTTTTGAATATAAAACATATACTAATCAAGTATTTAAAATTAAAAAAACTGATCAGGGACTAGAGAAAACAATCGAAAAAGACGATTCGTTTGATCCTCCTGAAAATGATAATTTTGAAAGAGTATCTAGGAGCATAGAAGTTTTATATAGTGGGGCCAAGGCATTAGGAATGAATAAAATTTTAGAATGGAAGTTTGCTGAAAATATGACTAGGCCCTACTCTGACACTACTAAAGTTAATATGAGTTATTCTATTTCTGCACCTAGAATGTATAAAGGCAAAGTAGATTCTTTAGTTAATAGGATAACCAGCTTTGCTGATATGATTCAATTAACTCATTTAAAATTGCAACAAGTACTGTCGCGTGTAGTTCCTGATGGAGTATATTTAGACATGGACGGATTAGCGGAAGTTGATTTAGGCAATGGTACTAATTACAATCCGGCGGAAGCACTAAATATGTACTTTCAAACAGGTAGTATTGTAGGTAGATCATTAACACAAGATGGAGAATTAAATAGAGGAAAAGTACCTATACAAGAGTTACAATCTTCTAGTGGTCTTGCAAAAATACAATCTTTAATACAGACCTACCAGTATTATCTACAAATGATAAGAGATACAACTGGCTTAAATGAAGCTAGAGATGGAAGCTCTCCAGATAAAAATGCTTTAGTAGGACTGCAAAAAATGGCGGCGGCGAATTCAAACACTGCTACACGTCATATATTAAGGTCTTTAATGTACATCACTATTAAAACTGCTGAAAATATAAGCTTAAGAGTAAATGATGCATTACAATTTCCTTTAACAAAACAATCTTTATTGAACAGTATAAATAATTTTAATGTTGCAACTTTAGAAGAAATGGAAAAGGTTGCTATGCACGATTTTGGTATATTTTTAGAGCTTGAACCAGACGAAGAAGAAAAAGCACAATTAGAACAAAATATTCAAGTTTCATTACAGCAAGGTAATATTGATTTAGAAGACGCTATTGATATAAGACAAGTTAATAATCTTAAATTAGCCAATCAACTTTTAAAAGTAAAAAGAGCTCAAAAGCAAAAAAGAGATCAAGAAATACAGCAAGCTAATATCGCTGCGCAAGGTGAAGCAAATGCTAAAGCTTCAGAAGCCGCTGCAATGGCAGAAGTACAAAAGCAGCAAGCATTATCTGAAACAAAAATGCAATTAGAAAAAGCTAAATCAGATTACGAAATACAAAGAATGGAGCAAGAAGCTTTAATTAAAAAACAATTAATGGCTGAAGAGTTTAATTATCAAATGCAATTAGCTCAAATTCAAGCTCAAGCAACAACTAGAAAAGAACAAGAAATAGAAGATCGTAAAGATAAAAGAGTTAGAATACAGGGAACCCAGCAATCAGAATTGATTGATCAACGACAAAACGATTTATTACCCAAAGATTTCGAATCATCAGGAAACGATAATTTAGATGGGTTTGGCCTAGAGCAATTTGGCCCAAGGTAATTTTTATTAATTAATTTTATTATATCATGTCAACAGAAGTAAAACAAGAGGGAGAGTTTAAAATAAAAAAACGCACTCCCAAAAAGCTAGTTAATCAAAACAAAAACATAGCAAAATTAGATCTAACTAAACCAGGTAACGAGCAAGGGGCTGTTATACCTTCAGTACAAAAAGTTGTTATACCTAAAGAAGAATTTAAAAAACAAGAAAATGCCATTCAAGAACCAAGCGCAGAGGAAAGCGTGCTACGCACAGAACAACCCGAAGTGGGATTGCAA